TCGGCGACTCTCTCAAGGGCGGCGAGTCGCTGCGCCAGTCGTGCGCGAGCGATGCGGCGCGCGATGTCGGTGGTATTCGTCGTGCGCTGGGTACGGGTGTTTTGGATGTCTCGGGGGGTCATGGTGTCGGCCTGTGATAGGTGCGGAGATGCCGTGCGCACGTTGCGCGCGGTGTGCCATTGCATCGGCGTACCGGCGCGGTGGGCTTCACTGTTTCCCCGTGGTTTCGTTGGGTTGGTTGGGTCGGTGGGCCTCGGCCGGTGATAGGTGCCGTGATAGTGCGCCTCGGGGTGGGGGTGCATCCCTCGACATGGGCGGGCCTCGCGCGTGCGGGCGCGGGGTGGGTCCGTCCCTCGGCGGGGCGCACTGGCTGCGGCTGCGCGGGTTGCGGGCGACGGCGACGGCGTGCGGCGGCGGCGGCGGGCTGCGGGTTCTCGGACGGCGGCCGAAGGCTGCGTGTTGACGGGTCGGGCGGTCGCTCGGATCTGAACCCACGCCGGGGCGTTCAACAAACCAATAATCTAACCCCCTCTCTCGACCTCGTTTTGACTTGTGGTAAACTCCTCCCATGCGAGGTTCACTTCAACTCAAGGGACAGATCCGGTCATGGGCAGAGTCGATTGGTCGCTGGACTGACTTTGTCAAGATCCGCGAGCGTTTGAAGGCTGACGGCATGGATGCTGGTGAGTGTTGGTTGCGTGCTGCACAGGAGATGGACCCTGTTATGTGGGGTCAGGTGCAGTCGAGTGTGAAGCCGAAGCGTGCGGAGAAGAAAAACGACCTGCCACGTGGCAGGTCTGTGGAGTCGGATGGTGAGTTGCGTGTGGAGTTGGATGAGTCTGTGGGTGGGAAAGTGGAAGATAAAGTTCCACTTAGTGGAAGCGAGCCTGCGGGGGATCGCGCGACGAAGGCGGTGTTTGGCGCGAAGAAGGTGTCTACGATCAAGGTGGTGGAGTGGGTGGCGAGTAACTTGCAGGTGGAGGATGTCGAGCCGAGGGATGCGCCGAGTAGTGAGGCGTGGGGGATGTTGGTGTGGGCGCGCAGGAGTCCGGTGAATGAAAGTCAGTTTTGGGGGACTATTTACGCAAAACTGTTGCCTTCGAGGAGTGCTATTGAGGCGGAGCAGCGGTACGCTGATGACGGATCGCGCATTGAGGACACGGCATCACGGTTGCTGGCGATGCGCGACGCGACTGAGAGTCAACGGGAGGCTCTGTAATGGCTGCGAAGAAAGGTCTGCTCTACAACATCAACAAGCGCAAGTCTGCTGGTACATCGCGACCGAAGTCGAAGACGACGGTAAGTGACAAGGCGTACGCGCAGATGAAGAACAACTGGGGTCGAGGTAAGAAGAAATGAATGCTCGCGACCGCTTGAATCCGCAGTTTGATGTCCCTGGCGACTTGGATGTGAAATGGCTTACGACGGGGCAAGTGGCGCAGTATTTGGGTTGTTCAGCGAGGATGGTGTCCAAATGGATCGACGAAGGGAAGTTGCCGGGGATTCGCCTGCCGTATTCAAAGGATCGGCGGGTACATCCGGCGGCGTTGATGCAGTTCGCAAAGGATCACGGCTACTTCAAGGCGAGCGGTCGTGGAAGAACGAACTGAATGGGGAATGTATGCCACCGCGCTCCGCCACGCGGAAGTGTGCCTGCGTCGTTTTGGAAGAAAGACCATCAACGGGAAAGACGCGCACGACTTCGCGATTGATTCGTTGCGCACTGTGCCGTGGAAAGGGAAGCGCATTTGGTTCGACATGCTCGACGCATTCCGTGCGGAAGCAAGAAGGCAAAAGCGCTGGGGATCTCAAATCCCCTTCGAAGACGCAATGGAACGTCATGCAACTTCTGAAAAAATTCAAAAGTATTCTGACTGGTTCTCAGCGTATTGGTTCTTGACAAACAGGCAACGGGAGATTGCATTACTTCTGTCGCAAGGCTGGTCGATGGCACGGGTTGGCAAGTGGCTTGGAATATCAGCAAACGCGATGTCAACGCATCGCAAGAGAATCGCGAAAAGGATCGCCAAATATGCCGTTCAAGAGTCAAAAGCAACGGAACTGGATGTACGCCAACGAGCCGGAGATGGCCGAGCGATGGGAGAAGAAGACCCCGAAGAACCAACCTCTTCCGAAGAAGTCGGACGAGAAGAAGAAGTGGAAGCGCCAGTAATTGAATAGCAAGTGGCTCCATCTCGTTCCGAAAGACTTGGACGCTAATTTGAAGTGGCGTCGCGATATGCTCGCCCTTGCTCGAAAAGATGTGACGCACCGTTCGTCTTTGCGCAAGATGTGTTCTGAAGATCTTCTCTTCTACATCAATGCGTTTTGCTGGACGTATGACCCACGACTTGAAAACCCGATGGTTCCGTTCCTGACGTACGAGTTTCAGGACGAAACATTGCTGGATCTCAATGACGCGGTGGGTAAGCGCGACATTTGCATCAAAAAAAGCCGTGACATGGGGGCATCTTGGATGCTCTGCGCCTTGTTTGAGTGGCGCTGGCATTTCAAGCACGGACAGTCTTTTTTGCTTGTAAGCCGTAATGAAGACTACGTAGACAAGCCAGGCAACTCCAAGTCGCTGTTCTGGAAGATTGATTACCTGATCCGTAACCAACCAGGCTGGCTGTTGCCGCGATACACGCGCACGGCACTACGACTTACAAACGAAGAAAATGGAAGCGCAATTGACGGCGAATCGACGACGGGCGATGTCGCACGTGGTGACCGTCGTACAGCCATCGGTATGGACGAATTTGCCGCGTTTGATGTAGACGCAGGGTACAAGGCACTTGCATCAACAAGAGATGCAACGAAGAGCCGTATTTTCAATTCAACGCCAGACGGCGTTGGCAATGCGTTTTATGACGTGGCGCACTCTGATGCAGTCAAACAAGTTGTTTTGCACTGGACAAAACACCCAGTCAAAGCACAGGGCTTGTACATCGGAGGAGATGGGAAACCAAAAAGCCCGTGGTACGACGCAGAATGCAAGCGTTGTATCCACCCACAAGAAATTGCACAGGAACTCGACATCGACTTCCAAGGATCGGACTTCCAGTTCTTCGATCCCAAAGAGATTGACCGTCTTGTTATGCAGTGCTGCCGACCACCCTCGTTTGTGGGCGACCTGAACTTTGATCCGGCGACTTCTCAACCTAAGTCGTTCGTGCAACGCCCCGGAGGCCCGCTTCGCCTCTGGTGTGGTGTTGATGCATCTGGTCAGGTCGCCCACGACCGGGGTTACGTAATTGGCGCAGACATCTCTGCTGGTACAGGCAGCAGTAACTCTGTTCTTTCTATTGCTGATCGAAACACCGGTGAAAAGATTGGAGAACTCGTAACTCCAAACTTGCGACCAGATGAGTTGGCTCGCTACGCAGTTGCTTTGTGCAAGTGGTTCCACGACGCAGAAGGAAATGGCGCGTTCATCATCTGGGAAGCGCCAGGGCCAGGCCGAAACTTTGGCGATGTTGTCATTGAACTCGGATACAGGCACGTCTACTGGAAGACGAAGGAAGAGTCGATTGCGCGAAACACCGTGCCTGTTCCTGGATGGTGGCCAGTCAAAGATGCGAAGCGAGCAGTGTTTGGCGATTACAGACGCGCCTTGCTAGACGGGCGGTTCATCAATCGTTCTCGCGAAGCGATGTCAGAACTGCGCGAAATTGTCTATACAGCGAATGGGAGTATTGAACACTCCAAAGCAACGAGGACAATTGATCCAAGCGGTGCGAGAGACAACCACGGCGATAGACCTACTGCCGATGCACTCTGTTGCTATGCTCTTGCAAGACGAGCACCTGCAATCGCACTGCGCGAAGACATCGTGCCTGAAGGAAGCATCCTAGCGCGCCGAAAGTTGGTGGAGGACAAACGGCGCAGATTGGCTGAATGGTAATGGAACTTGATCGCGTTAGCCGTTTAGTAACCGCATTTGACCATTCTCGTCGCAAGTTGCAGACGTTCCGAGAACGTCGCCTGTCTATGATTCGCCAATTCGTCGGAGGCGCGTGGTCCGATGGTGGCGCACCAGACAAGGTGCCTGTCAACTTTCTTGAAATGGCGCTGGGTATTTATCGGCGTCAAGTCGCTGCACGTGCTCCACGTGTCATGGTTCGTTCCAAGAATGGAGATAACATTCCATTCGCTGACGACCTTGAAATTGCACTCAACATTTCAATTGATGACATTCGATTTGACGACACCATGCGTCGTTGGGTGCTCGAAGCAATGTTTGGCATGGGAGTATTGAAGGTTGGTCTTGCTCCAAGCGATCAAAAAGAAATCTTCGGATTTACTCACGATCCAGGCCAGCCTTTTGCCGATGTAGTTGATTTCGAAGACTTTGTCTTTGATATCACTGCAAAGCGCTGGGATCAGGTCCAGTTCTGTGGCAACCGTTACGCGCTTCCGCTTGATGCAGTGCGTGACCTCAAGATGTTCAAGGGTGCAAACCTTTCGAAATACGAACGGCGCACATCCAACGAACAAGGTGATGAGAAAGTGTCGAACCTCGTTGACGACGGCGGGTCGTACGGCGAAGAGACATACATGGACCTTGTTGAACTATGGGACATTTGGCTCCCATATGAGAACATCGTTGCTACGTTCCAAGCGGGACCAGATGGCGGCATTGAAACGCGAAACCCAATTCGCGTTGTTGATTGGGAAGGTCCAGAAGGCGGGCCATATCACCTGCTCTCCTTTGGCGATGTGCCAGGTCAAATCATGCCGCTTCCTCCAGCAGCGCTGATGATTGA